GTCAATTACTGTTCCTGTTCTAGCTTCCACGTTTTCATATTCTTCTGGTGTTAGCCACTGATACTCTTTGGCAGATTCTTGATTAGCCTCTTGTAGTCTGCATAATTCCTCTTGAGTCTGTGAGCTAATCGGGGCATCTGTGTAATGTTTTTGGGAGTATTCTTCAACTTGTGCTGCTAATTCGGGAGACATGTTATCGCCCATTTCAGCCGCATAGCTCATCCAAGGTGGCGTTTCCTCTAATCGAGTACCTTGTAAACTTTGTATTTCTTGTGCTGTTGGCACCTTTAGTCTCCTCACTAATAATGCTTCTGCTATATAAAAACGTTTAGCTAATGAACGTTACCTATTATATAGCAGTGTAACTAAGCGCATGGCCGTGCTAACTAGTTACTAAAACTAATAGTAGTCTATATCCGGTAATCCACCATATTTTGACATATATTAGTATAAAACTTTTTAAATCAATCGGACTCTAGCGCAGGAATGTGGGTTGAAATTCGTCTATAGACTGCTAAAGCTCTAAGACATTCCTCGACTACCATTTGGTAATCCGATGGACTGCAATCAAACTCACCACGCATCCAAAGTTCCCTAAACGCAGCTTCCGCTTGTGGGTCAGTATCTAATAGAGCCTCAAACAATTCATGTGAGTGCTCTTTTTCTTCTTTGCGAAGGCGGCGTAGCTGTTTAACCAGACTACGCTGCGCTCGATTTTGGTGTCTAAGAACGCTTACAAGCGCGTCCTCATCTGTGTTATCTTCGTATTGTGACATTGCGCGTCTCCTCTTTCGCTCAACTATTTAATTACGGAAGCACCTGCACATCAACAGATTTATAGATTTTGTTAATTGGAAGACCGTTCATAATGTTACCACTAGAAACAATATCACCAATTGTGTTATTAAACGTTGGATACGAAACCTCAATCTCAATACCACCAGCCGCAACACCTGTAATAAGTCCTGTAGCGGACACCGTAGCCACATGCTGTGAAGTACCAGATGGGATATAAGTATTTCCACTAAGAGTCTTAGACCCGTATGCAACATAAGTAAGAGCAGTTGTTTCTTGCTGTGTAGCGGTAGCAGCGTGTGTCTCCGCAACGCCGTTAGGGTTGGTAAGAGTCAACGTAGTCGTATTAGATGCTGTACACTGGAAAGTACCGTTGTTAGAAGCATTGGTAGCGAAACCAGTAACCGTGAACGTAAAACCAGCAAAAGCGTTTGATCCGCCACCTGTAATTGTACCCGTATACACCGTCACACTAGCCTGATCCTGAGCAGTAGCAGCATGTGTCTCTGCGATTGCAGCAATGTTGTTAAGCGTAAGTGTAGTAGTCGTACTAGCTGTACACTGGAAAGTACCGTTGTTAGAAGCATTGGTAGCGAAACCAGCCACAACAAAAGTAGCACCCGCGTAAGCATTTGAACCACCACCTGTAATCGTACCCGTATACACCGCAACACCAGCAGCCGAAGTAGCAACAGCACTGAGAGTAAGGTCGGCAGGAGACGAAGCATTAGCAGCAGCGGTAAGCGTAAACGCTGTACCAGCAATTTGCTCCGCACCTGAAACATCCTGAATCTGTGTCTCTAGCTGAAACGTAGTAGGCCAAGTATTAGCGGATAAAGATAAAGTTACGGCTGGATTCTTTGTAGTACCCCCATTGCCCGTAACAACAAGTTTGGTAGGTGTACCTAAACCTGTAGTTGCTTGATAAGCCATTTTATTTTCTCCTTATTAAAAGCCCAAAGGAACGATTCGAGCCTTGATATTATATGCAAGGGCAGTACCACTACCCGCAGCATAACTAGTAGTTGCAATAACAATATTAGTAGACACAGCAGGGTTAATCACAAGGGTTGCTTGTGAAACTGTAGTATTAGCACTAACAGAACCAACTGAGGCTACTGTCTGTGTAATGCTTGCACTTGTGTCCCTATCTGTGTAAGTAACTGTCACAGCAGGTAATGTAGCACCTGTAGGTGTGTTACTAGCTGTCTCATACAATGTTACTAACCACTGTCCAGCAGCGTTAGAAGGAACAGCGTATGTTAAAACATTAGCAACGTTAGCAGTTTGTGCTAGTAACGCTATATTAGCAACCGCAATATTAGCAGGAACCCATCCTGAGCTAGAACCGGACCCCAAATTTACCTTTAGATTGCCTGTAGATGTGTCAACACCTAGAGCAGGAGCTAAAGAAGGGGAAGCCTGTGCTGTCAAAGTAGGTTCAGCATGAAAAACTGAATTAAAACTCATTTTGTTTTCTCCGTATTTATTTCTTGACTTTTGATGCTTCTTGTGTTATACTGATTAAAGTATGAATAAACTAAACCTATTAACACAACGATTTACCAATTGTGTTGTTACAGAATTTGATCGCATAGATAACAACGGTAACTATGAACCAAACAATGTAAGATGGTCTAACCCTATTGAACAAAAAGCAAACCAGCGTAATAGACGCTGGCATAAAAAACCAGCATAAGAGGGTTTTTATACCCCCTTATGTTCTTAATCAAGAAATGGCCGATGCAGCGTCTATTTCCCGAATACGAATTGTAGTATCAGGGCCGAGCGACGTTGTGAAATGAACTCTATCAAACTGTTACAGTATCTTTTAGTTCTTTTGCTAGACTATAAACTTCTTCTAGTCTATTTAAAACCACCTGTTCTGGAAGTGGTTTACCGTATGCACGAAACATACTAGCAGTCATCCAAGCATTCAGATTAAAATTTGATTTGCTTGTCTGACAAGATAAAAATCTATTTTCTTCATTGGTAGAACAACAAGGAACAAGGTTACCCGGAATATGTCCTATAGAGGAGTCTATTCTATCTAATCCCCATACTTTACCGTTTTTAGGTTTTATGCCACAATACGCACACACCCTCGGATCGCCATTACTATCGAGATAATAATGAATCGCTTCTGTAGGGTTATTAAAACCAAATATACGTTTCTCAAGTTTATCGGTCCACTGCATACCTAAGTATCTTTTTCTAATACTTTTGTAGTATCCATTAGACACACTTTTAGCTTGATTTGTAAAAGCCATTCCCGGTCTTTTGTAGCCCACCAACAGTCCGGTTTTTCTCCATTCTGCGGCCCAATCTTGGATTGTTCCTATACACACGCCAGTCCTAGTAGAAATTTCTTTCTGACTTCTTTGTGCTTGTAATAATTCAAGAACCTTTTCTTTTGTGTTTTTATCTATTGCTTTCATGTTTATACATACCTTGGGAGATACTGGATTGAATATTTCTATCAATCTCTTATGGTTGTTATTCCCATAAGATCGGACTATCGCTTCAACCTTTTAGGTTGTCTTCTTATTTAGTCTCTCACGGTGAAAAGCTTTGTCAAGTCTTTTCTTCCGCCTTGTTGTCATTTCAGATTTCAAGTCAATTAAAGAAGATTACTGATATCCTTTTTCAAGGGTCAGCCCATAGTACCTATAATAATTATAGGTTATTGTTTAGGAAGTCCACCCCGGAATTAAACCTTCAGGATCAGCGACCGTTGGCTCAACATTTTGCATAATGTTGCATTTTATATTGCGCCATTCTCCATCACCAAAACCCGTATCACCCTGAGCACCAAGCTTAATGCTAAAGATGCCGTCACGACCAAAAATGTAAGTTCGCAGAGCGGTTAAGCCTGTAACGCCCTTATAATTAGTAGTCTGAGTGACCTGATTTGTCTGGAAGAAATGAACACCAGAGCTAGGAAGTTCGATCATCTCTGTTAAATCAGTAGAGATTAAATCTTCCATACGAGCAAGGCCTACTGGAGTGTGCTTCAAAATGTCGATAGGAGCATCGTTGCTAGTATCAGCAAGAACATCACCTAATGCAAAAGGATGAATCACACCAATAAAGGACTTACTGGACTCATCGAACGGACGAACCGAACGACCAGCAAGACTCTGGACAGAATTACGAATCTGAGTTAAACTCAGGGTTGTGAAAGAACTAGTAGAAGTTGCGCCAAGCTGTGTTAAAACGCTAGAATCAACAGCGTTTGCACCATCAGCAGTAGCACGAACTAATGCGCTAAGCGACTCACCAAGACGATAAGCAAGTTCACGCGCAACATTTTCAACAGTCGAGTCTATGGCTGTAGCCAGAGACAAACTAGAGAAGTTAGCATAATCAGCATATTCTCCGATTGTTGATGTGTTATTAAGAACGTTAACAGCAATGCCACTACCAACTGTACCCTCGGTAGTCTGAGCAGTATTAGCGGCGAAAGGCACGTACATGAACATTTCATACTGGTTACCCGACTTCGTAGGAAGGTCGAGGCGTTCCGAGCACGCAATGAAAGGTGTTTGTATTATTGTTTAGGCTATCTATGTCACCACAGTAGCACTCTTATAGTCACCTATAAGATCAGACTCTATCTTTTTACCATTTAATTCAGAACAAGCCAGCCACATAGCTTTTCGTTTTTCGGGATTAACTTCTCCATTCATCCTAACAAAATTTAGAACAATTTTTGATTGCTCTATTTTTATTTTTAGATAAGGAAGTACGGATAAAAGAAATCGCTCTTTTAGAGGATTATCTTTTAAATCCCATTCGTGCATCATAAGTTTGCCGTTGTGGGGCGGTCTTTCTCTAGTAAAACCTCCGTATGTTTTCTTTAATTCCTGAATAACAGGTAAAAAAGTATTACCTAAACACACACAAGCTCTATAATAAAAGCCTTTACCACGACTCTGCTTACCTTGCTTTCCTCGAATTATATATGAACTACCTTCTCCGTCAAACATACCAGCAAAGTATGCGTTACGAAGGTTATCCTTTAATGGTAAACTTGGCGTATTAGTCGTTAAGGAGTAATTCTGATTTAATTCTCCCATTTGTTGATAAATAGCTTCTCTTTGTTGCTTATCATTTACATACCGCATTTCAAAGTATTGTTTAAGCAAAGAAGCTTGTTTTTGTTTTATCCACAAATAAGGAATAATCTTATCAAGGAAGCGCGCTGCATGTATGTCACTACTATATTTCCAACGGTAATAGTCCTTATAATTCTTATCTTTCCAGACAGTTTTATCATAGGTTCCTCCAAACACGCTAACAAACCATTTCATAGTAGGTAGGTGCGTAGAGCGAATCATTAAAGTTGGATCGTAGCTGGTATAACCGTCTTTACGTATACATTTGGAAATATATAAACTTCCATCAGCATCTATCAGTCCGGCTGCATAAGCAAATCGCGTTTCTTTCAAATTATTTTCCTCGGTATTTTCTATCATATTCATATTATAACAGATGTTCACCGATTTAGTCAAGTTTTAGAAGACCCAGTACCTTAAGCCTTCAAATTTTCGCGGAACTTTTTGTCATAGTATCGCACCGTGGACTGTGGTAAATTACTCTGACTATTACTTGCAGGACTATATCCAGCCATTTTTTATTCTCCTTATAGAATATCCTAACTATTCCTCCAAATAGACTAGACATTATTACAGTCCTATTGCGCCAGCTATCTATAGTAATCCGACTATATATTTACTGACTCTTGCGGGACTTCCACAAGAGTTACCTCACGCATTGTTGGCGGCATTGCAGTAATCCGACTGCTATCCTTTAAAACTTACTTGTAAATGTTTTTATACATATCTAACCCGTCGTGTCCATGACCGTATAGGTTAGCATTAAAATTTATTACCCTATACCCTTGTTTAAAATATAAAGTTTGTGCAGGATTTTCTACATTAACCTGTAACCATACGCTCGTAAACCCGCGTTCGACGTAATGTTTCTCAAAAGTATCTAATAGTCTTTTACCAAGACCTCTATATTGATAATCAGGTAGTACAGCTATATCTTCTACCTAAAGGACTTTTAATACCGCTTATTAGAAACCCTACTATGATGCCGTATCTCTTAATAACCCAAGTCTTGCCTTTTGATGCTTTCTCTTTAAGCCATGCTTTAGGAGCACCAGTCTCACCATGACAAATGTACTCTATACCTCTAAGAAGATTAATACTTTCGTCCGTACCTGTAAACTCCTCTATTATAAATTCGTCTGAGTTCATGTTACACCGGAAGCACTTGAGCAGCACGTGGAACATTGCTATACAGTTTATTAACTGCTTTAACAAAAACAGGGTCATGGTTGATTCTATGCTTATATTCTTCACTAGGCATAACTTCTATAGCGGCAAAACCCGTAAATACCATTTCTTTACCATTGACAACTTTCTTATAAACAATTTGGTCGGCAACTGTAGGCTGAGTCCCAGAATTAGAAGAGTTACCATTATGAAGACTAACAGGAATAACAGGAATACTTTGTGTAGGCTGTTGTACGGGTTGCGTGGCTACATACGCGCTAGGCGGGTCTGTAGGATTTATGTTTTTTCTCAAAACAATAATAGGCGGGTCTTGAGACTTCAATGTATCATAAGCTCTTTGGAAATTCTCCCTAATAGGGTCCAAATCGTAACGAAGTAACCACTGAATCAAAGCCTGTGTATTTTTGTCGCATCTAACATAATCGGGATTATCAAGAATAAAAGCATCGGCCTCTAACCGAGCACGATTACGTAAGTTGTCTTCTTGTATCTTCTGTAAAGTAGTGCTAAGTGTTTCTGGACTAACTCCTACCGATGCTTCAAATATCTTACGCTGTGCGGCAACGGCTGTAGTAGGGTCTAAAAGTTCATGAGATAACTGCGTAATCTCGTCCTGAGACAACTCACGAGGTTTAAACTCAACAGGGCCAGTGTATCTTTGTGCCTCTTGTGGAATATTTTCAACATCGTTAGTACCTAAACGATTTTTACGAGTTTCGGCACGTAAACGCCTAACTAATAGAACATTTTGATCTCGTAATTTATCCGCTAATTCCTCTTGTGTACGATATTTAATAACTTGCCTTCCGCCTAAAGGAAATCCATCCTCGTCTTCAGGCTGATAGGTATAGACTAATTCTGGTAATTCAACTGGTGTTTCTGGTGTATTTTGTACGCTCAACTCGTCGCTCATTAAAAAGGCTCCTCTTCCTCTATGTCTGCGCCATACTTAGTGTATTCCCCTATATCTAAGTCATTAGAAATATCTAATGGCTTATCATAAGGTCTGGGTGCATTATTTATATTAAAAACTTCTTCGTTTATTCTATTAACAAACAACGTATATAGTTGTGCTGCTACTTTAGCGGACCTATGCCTAGCTACTATCAAATCTGTAGAATCTTCTGGTGTATTTATAAGAGCTAAGTTAAAAGATGATACACAAGATTTCCACAAATTCTGCATAACTTTAAAGCCGGGTTGAGCAATAATCATTGCTAACTCTTGTCGTTCCCGGCTATTTAAGGTTGTATCTGGTGCAAAGCTATCTGACAATCACGCCTCCTCTGACGCTATTCAACTGTTGGTTCTGAGGCATCTAACCCTGTTGTATTAGGCTGTCCTTCAGATGATTCAGACTCTCCATTATTTAACAAAGCCTTTACAACAATGTCTCTCTGGAACCTGTCTTGAGCGTCTTGTTGTTTTTGGGCAGCAGTTAATTGTGCCTTTTGATTCAAAAGCTGACTCTGTTGTGAAAACTTACTATTCTGTTGAGCAGCTTGCGACTGTGCTTGCCTTCTTTGCTTCATTTGCTCGGTCATGGGCTTAATAATGTCTTGAACGTTCTTCCACTCTGAGGCTTCCATCCACATTTTAAGAATAACTTTAATGTCTACGTATTCTTGGTTTATATCTGCAAGCATTTCCTGAATATTAGGATTGGTGAAGATTTGCTCAATAAGAGTCATTGACTGACTCATAGTACGTTTAGCAGCTAAACTAGCTCCTGCAAGAACTTCATAGGTAAACACAGCATCGTGATACTGTTGGAAATCCATTTCAAAGTCTTTGCCGACTTCTTCGCCAAGAATAGTGAATATCTCGTAATCGGAGAAATAAGTAAAAATAAGCATATCAAGGATGTACAAGAATGGCTTAAATACTTGTTCTATAAAATTATCTAACGGGCCGTCTAAGCGGGTTGCACTGGCAGCGCCTAACTGAGCAGCACCACCGGCTGTTCGACCCATAGAGGTTCGCGGTCCAGCAGTAGAACCTTGTACTAGTGTTTGGTCGGCACCTGAGCTACTTTCTGTAGCTTTTTCAGATTCGGCTAACGCACTCCAAACTTCGGCAGGAACTTTCGGCATATCTAAGAGTTTGTAGCTCTTATCAACCTCAGTATCAACTGTTAATATCTTA